GGAGAATTAAAATGGCAAATACCTTGCTAACTATCAGCAAGATCACTAACGAAGCGTTAATGGTCTTGGAAAACGAATTAACATTTACATCAGAAGTAGATCGTAACTATGATGACCAATTTGCCGTTGTTGGCGCAAAAATTGGAGCCACAGTAAATGTCAGGAGACCTGGACGCTTCGTAGGGACGCTAGGGCCGGCCTTGAACGTAGAAGATCTGAACGAAACTTCAGTTCCTGTTACTTTAAGCACTCAGTTCCACGTTGACACACAGTTCACAACTCAAGACTTAGCTTTGTCTTTGGATATGTTCTCTGATCGTATTCTGAAGCCAGCAGTTGCAGCTATCGCCAACAAAATTGACTTTGACGGCACAACTACAGCAGCTTTGAACACAGCTAACATCGTTGGTACTGCTGGTACTCCTCCAACTGGTCTTTATACATACTTGTCAGCTCAAGCGTATCTTGACTCTGAAGGTGCTCCTCGTGATGGTCGTAGATCATGTATCGTTGAACCATTTACATCTGCAACTATCGTAGACAGCTTAAAAGGTCTTTTCGTTCCTAACGACAAGATTGGTATGCAATACGAAAAAGGCTTGATGGGTCGTGATTCAGGCGGTATGAACTGGAAGCTTGACCAAAACATCGTGTCACAAACTTTTGGTAACTTCTCAAGCTCTACTGTAACTGCTTCTGTAGCTACAACTACTGCTACTGGTTTCTTGACTTCTGGTTGGGCTTCACAATCCACAATCACTTTGACTGCTGCTAATACAGGCACAATCAACTTGAACGCTGGTGATACATTCCAAATCGCTGGTGTGTATGCAGTTAACCCACAAAATCGTCAAGCTTATGGCACAAACAAATTGCGTTCATTCGTAGTTAAGTCTGCTGTTTCAGTTGCTTCAGGTTCTTCTGTTTCTGTAACAGTATCCCCAGCAGTTATCTCTGGTGGTCAGTTCCAGAACGTAAGTATTCCTAGCCCATCAGCAACTGCTGCTGTGACATTCTTTGCTTCACAATACAATGCAAGTGGCTCTGGCATCGTCAGCCCACAAAACATCGTAATGCATCGCAATGCGTTCACAATGGCTATGGCTGACCTTGAGTTGCCTGAAGGTGTTCATTTCGCTGGTCGTGCTTCCGACAAGGAAATCGGTCTGTCCATGAGAGTCGTGAGGCAGTACACCATAAATAACGATTCCATTCCAACTCGTGTGGACGTTCTTTATGGCTGGGCTCCACTCTACCCAGAGTTGGCTTGCCGAGTAGCAGCGTAATAAACGGAGGGGCGAAAGCCCTTCCCTTTTAACTAAATAAAGGAATAAAATCATGGCAAATCCAGGCCCAGCAGTCCAAAATTCGACTCACCCATCGAACCTTAATAGCCAACAGGCTTTGCGTGTTCTAGGTGTGTTGAAAGGTGTTTCAACAGCAGCAGCAGCAGATTTTGCTGTTCAAATTAACAACAGCGCACTTTATGTTCCTGTTTCAGTAGTGGTAGCTAACGCAAACAACGCTGGAGCAACACAATCTGTAGCTTCTGTTAACTTAGGTGTTTACACAGCAGTAAATAAAGGTGGTACTACAAGCATTTTGACAGCAGCAGCATTAACTGGTCAAACTACACCATCTTATGTAACTATTTCTGCTGCATCTAACCCTAATACAGCTCAGTCAGCTCAAACTGTATATGTAAATATCTCTACAGCTTTCGCTACTGCGACTGTTGACGTGTATATTTACGGATATGATTTAAGCCCAGGCTTCTATTAAGAATCCATGAAGTAAAAGAAAGAAAGCCATGCCCAAAAAGTATGGCTTTTTTTCTTATTTAACCTATAATTGAATTACCTTTTTTAGAGGAAAAACTATGTCTAAGACTACTGTCTGTCGTGGCAATATTATTGCCCAATCTATTGTTCAAGTAACCCTTCCATCAACAACTATTTCAGGCACAACTTCTGATGTTACTTTGACTGTTCCTGGTGTTCAGCCTAATGACTTTATTCAAGCTCAATTTGATGCTGGATTGGTAACAGGTATTTCTATTGGAAATGCTTATACAAATACTGCAAATCAAGTTACTGTTCGCTTAGTAAACTCTACTGGTTCTTCAGCTACTCAAACTGCTGGTACTTTGTTGATTAAAGTTTCAACTTGCGAAGATAGTCCAATTCCAGCTAATGTAGTTTAAGGAGTTAAATAATGGCTTACAATTCAGCTTTTGCCCCTTTTGGGCCAACATACTTGGTTGGTAGCTTGGCTGCTGTTCAAGTAAAGTCTAGCAACAATGTGTACCCTTCAGGTTATCGAATTGTAAACATTACTTCTAGTGCTATTCGAGTATCTTGGCAACCACAAGAGCCTAACGATGGGACTTCAACTCCTGTCGTTACAGCTCCTGCTTTGACTGTACCTTCTTATAATACTTTTTACATTCCTGCTAATGGTGTTCAAGTATTTAGTGGTATTCCACCTAATGCTTGGTTCTTATCTAGTGCAGCTTCTAGTGCAGAAATTACACCTGGTGAAGGGATTGCATAATGAGTTCAAATCAAGTAGCTTCAACAGTAACAGTTCAAACAGTTCCAGTTCAAGCGCAGTTTAATAATGCTGGTGTATGTTTGGGTTTAGTAGGCCCTGGTGGGGCATTTTTTAGCCCACCTTTAACAGGCGATACTATCAACCCTGCTGTATTTCAAATGGGCGGTAACTTAATTGCCACTTCTTCTACTTTGCCTACTTTAGGTTCAGGATGGGGTACTGGTGCAACCATTACTGCTGTTTCTACATTTGTATTTAAAGTTGTAGTGGGAACTGGTGGTTCTTCTGCTGGTTCAATTACCTTGCCAACTGCGGTAAATGGCTGGTTAGCTTTTGCAGCAGATGTAACAAGTGGTAGCACTTTGTTTTTGCAATTAACTGCAAGTTCAGCAACATCAGTAACATTTACTAGCTATTCTGTAACAACTGGAGCTGCTGCTCCAATGTCTGCTGGTGATATTGTTTTAGTTAATGCAATAGCTTATTAAGGAGCATTATGGCTGGCCCTTCTTCAACAGTAGATCAAAATCTACTGCCAGTTCAGGCTTATTTTGATGTTTATGGAAATTTTCAAACATTTATAGGTCAGGGTCAGCCCTTTTACGCAACACTTAATCCTGTTCAATCAGGGTTAATCATAACCAACAGCACTATAAATAGCACCACAATCGGTGCTTTAGTGCCTTCTACTGGTGTTTTTACCAATATCTCTACAGCTACAGGACAGATTTCAACATCTCCTTCATCTGCTACAGATATTGTTAATAAACTTTATGTTGATACAGTAGCTCAAGGTTTAAACCCTAAAGCTGCCTGTAAAGTAGCAACTTTAACCAACATTACTTTGTCAGGTTTGCAAACTATTGATGGCTATACAACTTTAGCTGGCGATAGAGTATTAGTAAAAAATCAAGGAACTACATCTCAAAACGGCATTTACATAGCCTCTGCAAGCGCATGGACTAGAGCAGTTGACATGGATGTATGGGCAGAAGTTCCAGGAGCTTACACAGTCGTTTTAAACGGCTCACAAGCGAATACTGCATGGGTATCTACCTCTGCTGATACAGGAACAATTAATGTAACCCCAATAACTTTTGTTCAGTTCTCAGGAGTTTCTACTTATTACGCTGGCACAGGGTTAACCCTTACTTCTAATACTTTTAGCATTACTCCTGTAGGCACAGCAAACACTTATGGATCTGCAAGCGCAGTTCCTGTATTTACAACTAATGCAAGCGGTCAAGTTACTAGCGTTACTAATACCACTATTGCTATTGCCAATACTCAGGTTTCTGGTCTTGGCACAATGTCTACTCAAAATGCTAATGCAGTTGCTATTACAGGCGGTTCTATTGATGGAACTACAGTAGGCTTAACAACGGCTACTACTGTAAGAGGAACAACTATTACTGCTACTTCGCAGTTTAGTGGCTCTGGCACAGGATTAACTGGCACAGCCACCTCATTAAGTATTGGTGGAAATGCTGCTACTGCAACATCAGCAGGAAGTGTAACTAATAGTGTTACATTCAATAGTGGTGGTGCTGGTGGTGTTTCACCAATTACTTATAACGGATCTGTTGCCCAAACCATTTCCTATAACACTATTGGAGCACCTTCTACAACAGGAACAAACGCTAGTGGAACTTGGGGTATTGGCATTACTGGTAATGCTGCAACTGTCACTAATGGTGTATATACCAATGGAAGTTACTCAAATCCTACTTGGATTACTTCAATTTTGGGTTCTATTGTTAGCGGAGCTGTAGCAACTGCTACTTTAGCTACTACTGCAACAAACGTAGCTGGTGGAGCTGCTGGATCTATTGTTTATCAATCAGGCGCAGCAACCACTACAACTTTAGCTTTAGGTACTACAAACTATGTATTAACGGCTGGAGCATCTGCTCCTCAATATGTAGCTCAATCTACCCTTTCTGTTGGATCTGCCACAAATGCTACTAATGCGACTTATTTAGCTGGAGGAGTAGCTGGTTCTATTCCTTGGCAGTCTGCTGTTGGTGTAACTGGATTTACTGCTTTAGGCACAACTGGTCAGGTTTTAACCTCTAATGGCACTAGCACTCCTACTTGGACTACTCCAACAGCTTATGCAACTGTAACGGATGACACTACAACTAATGCAACTCGTTATCCATTATTTGCTAATCAAACAACAGGCAATTTATCCACTTCTTACACAAGCTCTACTAAATACCAATACAACCCTTTTAGCGGTGTTTTAACAGCTACAGGGTTTAGTGGATCAGGAGCAAGCCTTACAAGTCTTACTGCTGGAAACCTAACAGGAACTATTCCTAGTGCTGTTTTAGGCAATTCAACGCTATATATTGGCACTACTGCCATAGCTTTAAATGCTGCAAGTGGATCAATTACTTCTTTGGCGGTCAATATTAGCGGTTCTGCTGCAAGCGCAACAACGGCTACAACAGCTACAAACGCAAACAATGTAGCGATTACTGATGACACTTCTACAGCAGCA